CGGGACGCCGTTCCAGGTGTTGCGGTCCCAGAGCGCCGTCACCACGGCATAGGCCGTGCCGCGGCCGATCTGGTCGGTGCCGTAGGGATAGTTTGGATCGGCGCCGAACTTGGCCGTCATCAGGCCGTCGGCGGCTATGTCCGTGCCATCGTGCCAGCGGACCCAGAGCTTGCCGGCATATTCGGTGACCGGGTAGCCCTGATCGGTCGGGGTCGCGCCCCAATCGATCGTGCATTTCTGGTCGTTGACCCAGATCCCCACATTGCCGGTGACCGGCACATCGGAAAGCGCGGCGACCTGGCTCAGGTAGGCGTTCGGGGTATCCCCGTCGGCGCCCCAGGCCCCGACGTAGACCAGCAGCCCGGCATCGGCCGACGGGCCGAGCGGGAAGCGCAGCGCGCTGTCGCCGCCGACCTGAATTTGCCCGCTGGTGCCGACGTTGGCGGCCGTCTGGGTTGTGGGCTGCGGCGCCAAGGCGCCGGCGAGCAGGCTGAGCCCATAGCTGACCGCCACCGAAATGCCGAGCGAGACGACGCCGCCGAGAAAGGTTGATGCGAACGCCGCGCCGAAGATCGCCGTGGTGATCGGGTCCGCATGGGCGAGCGCCGTCCACCCGAGCCAGAAGCCCAGGGCGTTGATGAGTGTCGATGTGAAGCGCATCAGCCGACCCGAAATGCCCTGTCCGCGTCGAGAAGGCCGACCGTGCCGATCCCTTCCTCGCGCAACACCAGAATCGTGCCGCCCCCGTTGACGACGCCGAGCCCGTGCCCGAGCGCCGTGCCGGTCCGAATGGCGGCAATGTCCCCTACCCTCGCCTGGCTCGGATGGATTTCGGGGAGGATCGACGCCACCAGATCAGCGAGGTCGGAAAAGCCCATGCCCTTCAGGGCGGCCAGAGCGCCCGCTGGCGAGGAATAATTGCTCCGGTAGGGGATTGTGACATCCACCCCGGTTTGGGCCTCCACGGCCCGCCCAGCGAGCGCGTAGCCGCAATCATTGTCGCCCCAGGCGAATGGCTTCCGCCTGAGATCGTCGATCACGGCGGCGAGCCGGCCGCGCCAGCCGGGCGTGCGGGTAAGTGCGGTCACGATGTCCGTTGCTCCCCCCACCAGAAGTTCCAGCTGCCGGCCACCCCGGCGTACCGATAGAACCGGTCGCCGGAACGGAGCTTGGAATGCTCGTCGCTGCGCTTGGCCGGGTTCACCCGGGTCAACTCGCTCGAGATCGACGTGCAGCTCAGCGTGATGCCGCCCTCGCTGCCCGGCTTGGGCGTCTGGAACTGGACGGTGTCGACCTTTCCGCGGGAGTGGAGCCGCGGCGCGGCGATCAGCAGCCGGGATGTCGTGTCGAGCAAGCCGCGATGGATTTCGATGGGCGCGAGCCGCGGGTCGTTGTCGCGCACGGCGTCGGCGACGTCGGGGTTGATCTGGCTCAGCACGACCGAGAAGCTGCGCACGTCCAGCCCGATCGCCAGCGGGATCGACCCGATCGACAGCAGCGTGCCGCCGCCGATATAGGTCCGGCTCACCTCGTTCCCGGTCTGCCCGTCGATCACGTTGAGGGTGACGGAATCGAGCCCGTTCCAGAAGCCCATAGAGACGGCATCGCCGGTCGTCCGGTCCTTGGCGGTGATCCACACGAACTGCCGGGGCACAATGCCGCTGTCCGGCGCGGCCGCGAGAGCATCGGCGGTTGCGGTATCGACGTCGGAGCGCATGGGCTAGAGCTTCTGGATTGCGGTGAAGGCGATGCCGGAGACCGTCACGCCCTGTTCGGTGCCCGGGTTGATGGACCCCGGCACGATGATGACCTTGGCGGCCGGCTTGATCAGGGTCACTTCCATTGTGGTGGTGATCCCGGTCTGGATATGGGGATAGATGGCAAAGAGCCCGGTGAGCCCTGCCCCGCTCGCGATGCCGGTTTCCGAGACTTCGAACAGGGCCCGACGGGTTGGGTTGGAGCCGTAGTCGACGTGGAAGTAATCGCCGGGGCCGAGGGTGTAGCCGGCCGGCAGCCCGGACAGCTTCACCGACGTGTTGTCGCCGCCGATCGTGTCGATCAAGACAGTGGAGCTGCCGAGGATCGATCCGTCGGGATCGGACGCCGGGTATTTGCCGATCGGGTCGTAGAGGTAGAAGCTCTTCCCGGGGCCGGAGAGCGAGTTGATCATCGCCCGGACCTGGCGGGCCTCCGTCATGTCGAGAATGTCGACCGTGACGTCGGCGCCCCAGAGCGGCGGGGCAAGCTCCGCCGTCCACGTCTGGCCCGAGCCCTGCCCGGAGATCTCGTCATTGCGCTGCGACCGCCAGACGACGCTAGTGATGCGCAGCAGGTCGACGAAATCGGCGATGGCGCGTGGATCGGAGAGACTCATGAGGCCCACTTGTTGATGGGGGCGCCGCGCCCGCTGGTGGCCGCCAGTGCCTTGCGGTGGACCTTCTCGGGCATGGCCGAATCGTACTGAGCGATGCCCTGTTGGGTCACCGACTGCACGAACGGCGTAAGGTTGCCGTTGCCGTCCGCGGCGATGCCGATCGTGACGTGCACATTCTGTGCCCCGCCATTCCAGTTGGCCGCCGCCACGCCGAGCTTGCCGTCCGCGCCGCGCTTCAGCGGCATAATGGCCTCCGGCCCAGCTTCTCCCATCAGCCCGACGCCCGAGGCGAACGGGAAGACGGTGGGATGGCTGACGACCGAGCTCGAATAGGCGCTGATGCCCGCCCCGGAATAGACGCCGCCCGTGGCGTTGAAGTGAAGCGCGCTGAGGATCGAACCGAAGAATCCGCCCGTCTGTCCGGCCGTGGTCGGCGCGGTCCCAAGGATACCGGCCAATGGGCCGCTGCCGAGCAGTTCCGCCTGGATCACGGCATTGGCTAGCGCCTTCGCCATGTTCCCGAGCACGTCGGTGACGCTCTGGCCGCCGGTGATCAGCCCCTCGAAGGCGGATTCGGTGGTCTGGGCGAAGAACCCGGCGGCGTCGTTCACTGCCTTGATTGCCAACTTCTGATCGTAGTATTCGCCGGCAAGCTTGGTGATCGCCTGTCCTTCGGCTGAGGCGGCCGTGACATGGGCCTTGGACAGTTCCTGATCGATCTCGCGCTGACGGTCGGTCTCCATCAGCGCCCTGATCTGCTCCTTCAGGGCGTCGGTGACCTTCTGGTAGGCGCTGATTTTGTTGGCGGCCGCTTTGGCATCCGCATTGTCGTTGGCGTAGTCCTTCAGGGCGAACTTGCTGATCTGCCCGTACAGCGTACCCATCGGGTTTGCCGTCAAGTCCGTCACGGCGTTCTTTTGCAGCTGCCTGTTGATTCCGGCGTTCGCGCCGGCATAGGCGTTGGCGATGACAGGTGCCCTGCTCGTCGCGGCCCATGAGACCCCGCCATTGATGATGGCCTGCAGCCCAGCGCCGCCCGGCAGCACGGCGAGCGCCGGGCCCAGCGACGACATCCACGAGGCGATCTCGGTCATCGACTTGGTGATCATGTCGTGGAGCCCGCCCACAACATTGTTGGCGGCCTGCAGCATCAGGTCGCCGAGCGCGGCGGGCAGCATTTTCCACGCGGTCAAGGAATCGTCATAGGCCAGCTTGAAACCGTTGATGATCGAATTGCCGACGTTCTTCACCGTGGGCACAATGAAATCGATCAACTGCCCCCACCAACTGCCGACCTTTTGGACCGCAGGCCCGACCAGAGACGTGAGGTCGGACCAGATGGCCTGCCCCGTCGCCTTGATCGTCTCCATGAAGGAGATGTTCTTGCCGGTCGTCTTATCGAGCTCGGTCGTGAGGCCGGCGAAGCCAAGCGCCACGGCACCGACGGCCAAGGCGACGGGGATAGCGATCGGCGCGAGGGCCTTCAGCGCGCCGGCAATGCCGCCCTGCCCTTCGCCCATCACCTGCACCAAGCGCATGCTCTCCATTTCGAGCGCACGCATGGGGTTTTGGCCGGAGGCCAGCATGTCGAAGACGGCTCGCCCCGAGTGGGACAACTCCATCATCTGCATGCGGTTGAGGCGATAGCCCTCGGTCACGTGCTCCACCGCCGGCACCAGGTCGGTGTATTTTTGCTTGGCGAGGTCCAGCAGCCGGGCCTCTTCCGCCGCGTCGACCAGCCCCTGCGCCCGCGCCCCGGAGATCGTCTTCGTGGCCTTGGCTAGGCTATCCTGAGCCCGATAGTTGACGTCGAGCTGCCGCTGCAAGCCCTGCAGCCGGCTCTGCATCGAGAGGGTGGACTTGCTTACCGTCTCCTGCGCAACGGCGACGTCGCCTTCGGCCGCGGCGAGCTTCTCCATCGAGGCCGCCGCCTGGTCGGCCCCTTGCGCGGTCGCCCGGATGGTGATGGTGCGCGTCACCTGCGATACGACGGTCGCCATGTTTGAACCTCAGGTGTCGGTTTTGTCGCGCTCGGCGTGCCAGCCGAGAAAGGCTTCATCCATCGCGCGGATCAGCCGCACGAAGCGGGCATGCTCGTCGGGATCGTCTATTCCGTGCCGCCCGGCATAGCGGTCGATCGCCGACCACGGGATCGGGCCCCGGCCGAACCCGATCGACCGGTCGGTCGAGAGTTCCCCGAAGGCCTCCCACTCGAAGGCCAGATGCGGCTCCCGGTCGACCTGTGTCTCGAGAAACGGCAGCGGCGGGACGTCGCCGCCCCGCGCTTCAGCGGCCTGGATGATCTGTTGCGCCGCCTTGCCCCAGTCCAAGGACCAGGTCAGGGCGGCCGTCAGTTTCCCGCGTCGGCCTGTTCGTCTTCGGCGTTCTGTTCGCCGACTAGGGAGGCGGCATAGAGCACGGCGTCCCGGAACTTCCGGTTCTCCGGCTTGAACAGCAGATCGCGCGCCATGTCCTTGCTGTAGGCGATCGCGGCGCCGGTCTCATCCTCGATGCCCTTCCAGTCGAGCAGGCAGGTATCGAGCAGCAGCGTCGAGGTGATGCGATCGTTGTCCTCGACGGAGAGGTTGCCGTCGCGGCGGCGGTTGCGCGGGACCGCGCGGACCAGGGTTGCGCGGAGTCGCCGCCACGCCTCGTTATCGACGCCGCGGACCTTGAGTTCGAGGTCTTCAAGCTCGGGGATGTTGCCGACCCACTGCCCCGCTTCGATGGCGGCGGCGTCGACCTGGATTGAGGAAAGCTTCAAGGCATTCTCCTGAGGGGGTTACGGCAGGTAGGCGAAGCGCTCGACCAGGATCGTGTAGCCCAGGGTCGCGTCCATCACCGCTTGGAAGGTGGTCGCCATCATCACGTCGGCGTTCTTGCCCGACACGCTCGGCGAGCCGCCCGACAGCTTGATCGACGGCAAATCGATCAGGTAGGCCTCGCTGTTGCCGTCGGTCCGGCCGATCCGGGTGTCGAACGAGGTGAGCGAGTTGGCGAGCAGCTTGTCGAGCTCGGTTTTGTCGCCGAAATAGGTGTTGAGCGTTCCGGTGACGGCGAATTCGCCATTGCCGATTCCCACGGCCGCAATGCTGCCGACCGCCATCTGGCGCCGGAGGTTGTTGGCGATGTCGATGTCGGCTTCCATGACGAAGTTCGGACCGGTGATCGCGGCCCCGTCGAAGCCGATCCGGCCGACATTCGCCGCGCCGTTGAGCACGTCGTTGGTCGGTGCCGCGATGTCGGTCGCACCCGACACGCGGGTGTTGGTCACGCTGCCGTTCGCGCCGACCCAATCCTCGGTATAGGTCACCACCGCCCCGGCCGCGATCTTGACGCTGAGCTTATCCAGCGTCTGGCCGGTCAGGTATTCGTAGGTGACCGGGGAATGGTCGAGATACTGGCGCTCGAAGGTGCTGGACCGCTTGGTCGAGCCGTTGGTCAGCACGTCGCCGAGATATGCCGAAACCACGACTGAGGTGCCGGCATCGTCCGCCCAGCCCGAGGGCATGCGGTCGAAGGTCAGGGTGTGCGCCGCGATCGCCGAAAGGCGGACGAAGTCGTTGTCCGCCGTGGTCGCGAAGCCGTCCAGCCGGAGCCACTGCCCGACGACGAGCCCAAGGGTGGTGAAATCGAGGGAGGTCGAGGTCATCGTTGACCCTGCGATCACCAGATCCCCGCTGGCGCCCCGGAAGCCGACCACCTTCACCTTGGCGTTGGCCGCGGGTGCAGTTTCATCGGTGAGGCCGGCGCCGACGAATGCCGGGACTGTGGCGGACCCCGTGGTGCACTTGAACAGGCCATTGTTGCCGGCGATGCCGAAGCCGGAGAACAGCGCGAGCTGGTTGGCGACGAAGGCGGCGCCCGTGGTGCAGGTCACAATCTCGCCCGTCGTGGCGATGTTGGTGATGACGCTGTCCGCCGTTCCTGCATTGTCGCGGGTCGGGGTGTTCGACCAGGTGCCCTGCAGCGCTTCCTCGAAGTCATCATCGAGCACCTGGAACGCGGCCTCGCCGGCGGACTGCCCGCCCGCCTGCACGCCGGTCAAAATGAGATCGGTCACCTGCCGGTCGGAGCGGATTTCGTTGGAGACGACGGTCTGCGGATTCGTCGCCAGTGCGTGCGAGGTGACGCGGCGCTTCTTGAACGCAGGGCTGGTCGGAGTCACGCCGAAGGTGGTCTCCCTCACCTTGGCGATGGCAACGCGGTTCGTCGACTGGAGGTCAACCATTCAAAGGCTCCATGATGTTGGTGGACCGGCCAGGGAGCCGGAGACGGATCAGCCGAGGACGTCGGCGAAATAGGGCACTACTGCCGCGAGCAGCCAATAGGTGCCCTGGTCATTGGAATTGTCGAACACCGGCGAGGTCGGGGCCCAGGTGTTGACGCCATCGAACTTCGCGGCCCGGAAGTGGCCGAGCAGCGCCTCGAGCAGCCCCTGCCAATAGGCCACGCCTGAGCCGCGCGGGATCGAATAGACGAAGCGGATGCCGCCTTCTTCCCGGAAGACTTCCGCACCGGGCGAGCCGATGCTGATCTGGGTCGCGTTGGCGAGCGGGTACTGCACCGTCAGGAAGGCCCCGCCGTCGGCCGGCGTCTCGGCGCTTTCATTGAGCCCGAGATAGGTCCCGGCCCAGTAGGTGGCGATCCGTGCATCCACGGCGGCCATGACTGCGGCAGAGGCCATCTATCTCACCGTCACGATGATCGCGGGATTGCGGCCCGCCGACTTGTTGCCGGCAGGGCCGTTGAGCACGCTGCCGCCTACCGCCGTCCGGTAGCCGAACTGCACCCGGGCGATGTTGCCGAACCGGCGAGAGGCGAGCGCGGTCACCACCTCGTAGACGCCATCCGGCGCCTGCGGGCTCTGGCCGTCCTCGATCTTCCGCGCATAGGGTGTGGCGTTGACGAACGTCCCGACCCTGATCCCCGGCGGCGGGCTCAGCGGATCGGCCTCGACGTCGTCGGCGTAGAAGATGTGCGATTTCTGGTAGAGGCCCGGGTGCTGGTCCCTGCCCTTCCCGACCGGCGAGTGCTGGCGCAACTGCTCATCGATCCACGCAAATAGGTCGGTCAGCAAATCGAATTCGTAAACGATCGTCCCGCCCGGCCGCACCGTGCTTTCGCTCGCGCCCGACCTTCCGTCGACATAGGTCTCATGGGGCGTAGGATGCCCCAGGGCGGCCTCATTGCCCGCCTCGACCTCGGCTAAGGTTTCCCGTGCAAATGCCGCCAGCGTGGCGCTCTGCGCTTCCGGAGATAGGTCCTGCCGGATGAGGAGGTCGATGTCCCGCGAGAGCGGGGTGAAGCGGGTGCCGGGCATCAGCCGGCCACCGCCATTTCGATCCGCACCAGATCGTCGCCGAGATAGATCGGGTCCACGACTTTGACGTTCCGCACCCGGCCGGCGATCACCAGCTTGTCGTTGGCCCGCGGCAGCGTGCCGTCACCGGGCCAGGCCGCCGCGGTGATCTGGGTCGGGCTGATGATCACGCGGCTGTCCGTCTGCATGATGCCGCCGACCAGTTCCTGCGGCTGGAAGCTGCGCACCGCCGCCCGGACCGTCACGTCGATATTCGTGGTGCTCGGCGCGACGCCGGTGACCCGCCGCAGCACGATATCAGCGCCGTACTCGGCCAGTGCATCATCGAGGTCGACGATCTCCGGGCGCATCAGAAGGCCACCGGCACACGATAGTTGTCGAGGACGTCGGCCACGTCCGGCGTCAGGTTGCCGGCGTCGGTCCCCGTTGGCACCCAGAACTGCTTCTCCACTACGCCGGGCACGTTGACCTGCCGGATCATCGGATCCCGGTCCTTGGCAAACCAGCGGCTGCGGATCATGCGGATCACCGCATCCTGAACGTCGGGCGGAATGGTCGCGTAGCCGGCCGCATAGGCCAGCGTCACCGGTCGCGCCGGCCACGCGATGACCGACCCGTCAAAGGGGCTCAGTCGATAGAGGACGCCGCGCGCCAGATCGGCGCGGAAATCGGTGTCGACGACCAGCGTGTCGTCGAGTTCCACGACGGAGGTCAGTGTCGTGATCGGCCACCGGCTCGCCTGCAGGGCCGCGACGCCGCCGGCCAGCTGCCATGGGTACGGGTCCCGCTGTAGGTCGATCACGTCCTTGACCGTCTCGACCACGAACACCCGGTTGCAGTATTGCGCCGCCGCAGCCGAGGCGGCGGTGATGTAGCGCCCGAGCTGGGTGTCCGAGGACGTGTCGGCGTCGGCAATGCCGAGCTCGTCTTTGACGATGGCCAGGTCGACGAGGTCGACACTATCCGCCGCTGCCGTGACCGTGGTGACCGTGTTGAAGCTCATGGACCGTGGTTCCGATCAGCCGATTTGGTCGGCGGCAATGTCGACCGCCAGGGACGTGGCCCCCGCATACGTGCCCACGGTCGTGTATTTGCAGCGGAAGCGGGTCCCGAGCACGCCATCAACCGCAGAGTTTGCGGTAAGAGAGCCGTCGCTGGCGGCAACCGCCGTGGTGTTCGGCGTCGCCGCGCTGAGGTTGTAGATCGATCGCGCCGCCGAAGTCGTGAAATGGAAGTTCGCGATGTCGGTCCACGTGGTCCCGCCGTCGAGGCTGGTCTGCAGGTAGACGTCGACGGACGTGCCGCCGCTGCCGTAGCCGAAGTTCGCCTGCACGGTAAGGTTGCGGGGAGCGGCTGAGAGCACCACGGAGCCGCTGACCTGGCCCGCGACCGCCGCGCCGATTGGAACGCTGAGCATCCTCATTTCGCGGCACCCTTCGTCTGGTATGTCTGTTTCGGCGTCTCGGCGCCGTGCGGGTGCCGCGGGAACTTGTGGGCCTCGGCCTCGCCGTTCTTGATCAGCTTCTGGGCCACGTCATCGGGCAGCATCGCGGTGTCACCGGCCCCATACGGCCGCATGGCGCGATTGAACTTCACGCCGATCATTTCGCGTCACCGGACGGCGCTGCCGCCTCAGGCTCTGCTGTGGCCTGAAGGGCGGGTTCCGGTGCCTCGGTAGCCGCCGCAGGCGTTTCGGCCACAGGCGGGGCCTCCTCGGGCCCGGAATCGGCAGGTTCGGCCTCGGGCTCGGCAGCCGGCTCCGGCGCGGCAGGTGCGGGCGCCGGGATGGGTTCCGGATCGGCCTCCCCGTCGATGTCGCCCACGATGTCCTCGACCGCCTGGCCGACGGCCGCAGCGCCGGCCATCAAGCCGTCGCGAACCTGGGTCAGGAGCGCGGCCACATTGTTGGTGGCCCCGAACACATGAACGGGCTGCACCGGCACGCCGTCATGATTGGCAAGGTCGGCAGCATGGGCGCCGATTATCCTGGACAGTTCAGCGTGCAGGTCCATCAGGACACCTCCGATTGTGGTTGCAGAAGGATCGAAAACGATCCGGTGAATTCGCGCTCGCCCACATGGACGAGCTCAATGGCGGGATCGGCCCACACCGTGCCGCCGAGAGAGCGCCAGGTTTCGCAGAAGGCGATATCCTCGCTCATCATCAGGCCGCCCGGGTCGTCGACGAACCGATAGAAGCAATAGAACTGGTCTTGGACGGCGGCCGGCTGCGATGCGAGGCCGGGGCGCTTCCAATCCGGATGGGCGGCCTTCACCGCCTCGAAGACCCGCCGCGACACCTTGGCGAAGCCGGTCCCGATTCCGGCCACCCGAACGGCGCCCATCTCGTCCTGCTCGAGATCGCCCGGCAGGAACCGCGCGCACCACGTCTCCACGGCATCGTCGGGGGTGCCGGTCTTCTTGCGGCCGACGCCGCCGATGAAATCCTTGTCCGACGCGAGCAGCCGGATCACGTCGTTGGGCTGCCAACCCATGTCGTCGTCGATCCAGAGAAGGTCGGTGCAGTCGCTCGCCAGAAACTCGGCGACGAGCTCATTCCGGGCCCTGGGCAGGTTCGAGTTTCCGCGCACCCACTGCAGCCGGACCTTGATGCCCATCTGCCCAAGCTCGACCATCGTCCTGATGATCGATAGCGTGTATTGCGCAGCCGGGGTGCGGGCGACCGGCGTGACGATCATCACCGACTTCGACCGGGCGACGGCGAGCCGCCCGGCCTGATCGGCGGGAAGCCCCGGCACCGAAGCGCCGGGGTCATTGGTCACCTGGATCAATTCGGCGCGGCCAGGCGGTCGAAGCCGGCCAGCACCGCGACCGAGCGGGTCACCGCGGTGTCCGTGTTCGCTGCGCTGAGGTCGGGCTTGGTGTTGAGGCGCACGTAGCGCCGGGCACTCCCGAGGTCGACCTGCGTGTTGAGAGCGCCCTTGACGGCGCCGCCGCCGCTGGGGCCGGTGCCGACGGTCACGGCGGCCGCGGTCTGGTAGTCCGCCCAGGTGCTGCCATCGGCCGAGTCCTGCACCGCCAGAGCGATCGTCATGGTCGCCCCGCTGGCGAGGGTGGCGTCGTAGATGGTGCTGAACAGGGCGGAAGCGGGCAGCGAGCCGTTCGACAGGCCGGCGCGGTCGATGGTGGCGCCCGTCGTGGTCGTGGCATCGCCCGTGCCGCCGGCAGTCGCGGCAGCCGCCGCGGAGGCGTACACAACGTCGACGAGCGCGCCGATGTTGTGCTGGATAACGATATCCGACATTTCGAATGTCTCCGGATTGGAATGAGGGGGAAGACCGGCCGCCCTCGGCGACCGGCTCTAGCTGTCAGCCGATCAGGAGATCGCCGGGGCCCAGCGGACGCCCTGGATGACCGCCACGGCCGCGTCATGCCGGAGCTGGAAGTCGTGCTCCTCGATGGCGCGGATCAGCGTCTGGTCGTTCTGGAACGCCGAGATCGAGACGCCATTGCCGTCGACGTAGGTGCCTTCCTGCGACACGGCCATCTGCATCTGCATGGAGTCGAGGATCATGGTCTCGGTCATTTCCGCGAGGAACACGAACGAGCAGTCGGTCTGCGAGCTGTCGCCGTTGTGGATGTTGACCGGGATCTGGGTCGTGAGGCGGAAGGGATAGCCGAGCAGCGTGCCCTTGCTGATTTCGTCCCGGTACACATAGACGCCGAGCGAGTTCTGCACGTTGTAGAGGTAGTTCTTTGCGCGGGGGTTCATGAACCACACGCGCTTGTCGTCGGGCACGTTGGCCTGGTCGAGCTTGTTGATCGCGCCGCCGAGTTCGGTCGCCACGGTCGCGAGCGTAAAGCTCGAGGTCGAGGTGATGAAGTTGCCGCCGGTGCCCATCGTGCTGTTGCCGGTGCTCGACCAGGTGCCCGCCGTGCCGCCCTGCTGGGCCGCGTAGCTGTTCGCGAAGCTGATGTAGCCGCGCGGGGAGTCGGCAGTCCCGTCGCCGAGAATGAACGCCAGGTCCTCGCGGAGGGCAATCACCTTGATCAGGTCGTCGCGCACGAAGGCGTCGACGGCCGGATTGGCGTAGCGCATCATGTCGTTGCCGACCGGCACCAGGGCAGTCAGCTTCTTGTAGCTGGCGACGATCTGGTTCAGGCCCGGCTGGCTCGAGGCAATCTTCTTGACCTCGGAGCCATAACCGGCTGAGGCGCCGGAAGCCTGGCCTGGCAGCGTCATGGTGCCGCGCGGCATCGGGATGTTGCGCGGACCGGCGGCGCGGACCTGAGCCTTGGGGCGCAGCAGTTCGATGATCTCGGTCATCTGGTCGGGCGGCACGATGAAGCCGCCGGCCGAGCCGGACGACACGATCAGCGCCTTGGTGACCGGGTGATTATCGCCGTAGAGTTCCTTGGCCTCGAGGCGGGCGTTGTGGATGCTGCCGCCGCCGGCCGCGAACATCTTGACCATGCCGCCGATGATCAGGGACTTCTCCTTGACGTAGCGGTCGCCCTCGACGGTGGCCGACACGGTGGGCGCATCCTGCCCGGCCGACGGCTGGGCCGACTTGGCGGCGATCTCCTGCATTTCGGTGAAGCGGGTGATCTCGGCGTCGACGCCCTTGATCACTTCCTTGGCCGCTTCATAGGCGGGGCCGTCGGTCTCGGGCTTGAAATCGTCCTTGAGGCCGATGTCCTCGAGGGTCTTCACGGCGGCCGCCCGCTTCTTCAACAGGTCGGCCATCTTGACATGAACAGTCATGGCAAAGTCCTTTGCTCGCGCGGCGGTGCCGCGACGTGATCCCTTGCCCAAGGGGTGATGGGCGCCGACCTGTCGCCGGGATTAGCTGGCGGCCTTGAGCCGCATGATCTCGATTTCGCGCTGCCGCTTCTGGCGCGCGGCGTCGGCAGATTTGTCCTCGGGGGCCGTCTGGCCCTGCCCGGGGTCTGCCGTCGTGTCGACGGTCGCCGCGCTGTCCACCAGGTCGGCGAGGAGCGCCTTGGCGGATGTGATGTGCTCGGCGCCGTCGCCGTGCTTGCCGAGCGCCGCGTCGAGGCCATCCATGGCCGACTTGATCGTCTCGGTTGAGGCGGCGGAAAGCACCCTGCCGGCCTTTACCGCGACCCGGGCCTCGCTGATGGCCTTCACCAGCGGCTTGACCGTCTTGGCCACGGTGCCGTCGCCGGCTTCCTCGCCGAGCAGTTCCGCCACCTCTTCCTGCGTCATCGCGATCAGGGCAGCGCCGAGCTGCTGCATGGCCGCGCCCAGCATCGCCGGAACCTTGGAGCCGTCGCCCTCGATCTCGGCCTCCCACTCGGCGCTATCCTCGATGTAGCCGAGGCTGTTGAGCAGGTAGGCGAGTTGCGCGACGTCGTAGAGGTCCTTGACCTTCATCGGCTTCACGTCCTTGGTCACAGCGGCGCCGGTGGCCTTTTCCTTCATCTTGCCCTCGTAAAAATCGAGGACGGCGCGCGCCTTGGTCGCCACGTCCTCGGGGAGATCGGCTTGCGGAAGGCGCGAAGCGGCGGCGCGGATGCCCGAGGCAAACGCGGTGAGGCGACCGTCGACCACCTTGGCGAAGGGCAGCTTGTAGGAGCCCTTGAGGTCGGGGTTGCCGGAATCGTAGGCGAGAAAGCCCTTGCGGGCGAACGTGGTGTCCGGGCTGTCGCTTTCGAAATCGGCCTGCCCGAAAATGCCGCCCTCCGCCTCAGGGCCGTCCCACGCCGAGTCCATGTCGATCGGCAGGTTGCGCGAGGCGCCGCACTTCCAGTTCGGCTCCTTGTCGCCGGCCGCACGGGCGATGATGGACGCCCCCGGATTGGCCGGAACCGAGACGAAGCTGAATTCCATCAGCCCGCTCTTGCTGTAGCGCTGCGGGCCGCGCGGGCGGCTCGGGTCCATCGGCTCGCATTCGACCGGATCGAACCCGATGCTGGTGGCGTTCACCACCCCGGCCTTTATGAGGCCATAGACCTCATCCGCCTTGGCGGACACCCCGGCGTCGGGGAACTGGACCAGCGCCTGCAGCTTGCCGGCGACGATGCCGATGTCCAGCGCCCGCGCGATCGGCTGCTCGGGATCATGCTGCCAGAGCACAATGGGGTTCGCCAGATAGTCGCCGAGATCGATCCCCGTCTGGACGATCACCTCGCCGGCCCGGTCCACCTGATCGGTCGAACACACCACCCTGACCTGCCGCTGATCGGCGAGGGTCTGGGTTTCGGCCGCCAGGAACTTGCGTTTGATCGTCATGCCTCGTCTTCCCCTTCGCGCTTGCCCCCAAGCGCATCCCTCACATGCTGCGGCTGGTGCTCGACCACGTACTCGACCACCTCGGTCTTGTTCGCCGCTCCGGGGTCCGGCAACTGGCCGTCGGGCGGTCGCCCTGCCCCATCCGGCGCCGTGCCCGACATGTCCGAGCCCGACGACGCCAGGTTGACCGGGCGCAGCAGGACGTTGCCGCCCTCCATCGGCGGATCGCCCTCGAGGGCCCGACACTCGTTCTGGGTCTTGAGCCCCGACATGACCTGCAGGCGGTAGTTGTTGATCCGCGTTGCCTCATCGGCGCGGAGCAGCCGGCGCTCGTCGAAGTCGGCGGCGAGGCCTTCCTCGCTGAGACTGAAGGCCTGATCGAATTTCTGCTCCCACATGTCGAGGTCCGGCATGATGGTGGAGTTGACGTACGCCTGGTCCATCTCGCCAACCTTGAGCCCACGCGGCAGCTCGCCGCCGATCTTGTAGAGCGGCACCCTGAAGAACCGGGCGACGTCGGCGATCGAAAAGGTACGCTGCGCCATGAACTCCAGATCGACCGAGTTCATCTGCATCGGCTTCCACTCGAGGCCTTCCTCGAGGATCGCGGTGCGGCCGACATTCTGAATTCCGGAGCGAAGCCCGTCCCACTGTTCCCGCAGCCGCTTCGCCGCGTCGACGGAGATCGTCTTGGCCGTCTGCAGCACGCCACTCGGCCGCGCGCCGTTCGCCATAAACCGGGCCGACTGCTGCTCAAGGCCCATGGCGAGCCCGATGGAATCGCGGGCGGCGCCAATCGTCGACAGGCCGACGAACATGCCGAACGTCAAGCTGCGGACATGCAGCACATCTTCGGACGGGATCGCCACCGGATGGCCACGCAACGCATCGATCATGAACAGGCCGATGCGGTTGACCTGGTAGAAGATTTGCCCATCCGTCGCCTCAAGCACCAGCACGGCGTCGGGGTTGATCGGGATCAACGCAACAGGATCGCCTTTTCCGTCCCGCAAGATCACGGCGTAGGCGTTCCCGCGGAGCAGATAGGCGACGTGCATCTGCACGGCCCATTCGAACCACGTCTGGATCACGTTCGGCCGGCGAAGCAGCTTGGCGACCGGATGATCGGTGATGGGCTTTCCGCCCCGCGGACCGCCCTCCTGCATCAGCCGTGGGGTGCAGCGAGCAACGTCGCTGGCGCGCTGCATCACGGCCGCGTTCACCGCCGACACGCCCATGGCGGTGGCCTGGCTGACTGTGAGCCCAGTCGCCGACGGCACGCCGCCCAGCGCCGGCAGGAAGCCTTGTGCGGGCACGCCAGCATCCGCCTTGGTGCGGAACGGCGCCGTCATGGCAGAAAAGAGCCCCATGCGCTTACACCATCAACAGAGATCGGGTTTCGTAAACGGACGGCCCCCCGCCAGCGGGAACCGGATTGAGCGCCATCAGCGCGACGGCATTGAAGACGCCCATCAGCGGGTCGATTTTCGCCGTGCCCGCGGCCGCCTTGGTAATCGAGATCGCATTGCCCCTGGCCTCGACTCGGGCATTGCCCACGCACCACTCCATCATCGCGGAGCCATCGTGGATCAGCGTGCCACCGGCCAGGCGCCGCTCGGCGGTCTTAATCGCCGCATTCAGCTTCCAGCCCTGCGGAATGCCGATGATCCGCTCGAGCGCGATGCCGCGCTCAGCGGACGTCAGTTCGTCGACGATCTCGCCGATGCCGTAAGTGTCGACGCCGACCGTCGCCAAGAGTCCGGCCGTCTCAACCTTCATGATGATGTCGCAGACCTCGGCGACGTCATCTCCGGGCAGCGCGACCATCGTCAGCGTCCCTTCAGCCTCGAAATCAAGCAGTTGCGCGGCGATCTCCTGCCGGCGCTTCAAGACGATCTGATGCGCCCAGGCGTGACACCACACCAGCCACCGGCCCGTCCCCTTTTCGCGACCCAGCACGCAAAGGCCGAGCAGGTCGTCGAGGCCGCCGCCATCAATTCCCACCACGACCACATCGCAGCGACGAATGATCTCTTCAACGGTCAGGGCGGCGCGCGCCTCCTCCCAATACTCCGCCCCGGCCCAGGATTCGCTGCCGACCCTTAGGCCGATCTCGATGTTCAGGTGCTTCGACAGGAAGGTCAGCAGCGCGCTCTTGTTCGAGGATCGCTGCGCCTCGGTAAGCTTGGCCTCGATCCAGCTGGCGCTAACCGACCGCCCGAGGTTCGGGTTCGTCACCCCGAAATTCTGGGGGAGAAGGTAGGCCTTCGCCTCGATCATCCGGTCGGGGAATTCGTAAAGGACGCCGAGGCTGCGCGGATCCTCGATCTTGCCGTCCCGGACGGCGCGGAAGTACCCGAGCTTCTCCTTGAACACGCCGGCGGGCGGTTTGTCGGATTGCGTCGAGAGGTAGATCACGAAGCCTTCCGGCCTCGATACCAGGCCGCCCGTCGCCTCCTGCAGCATCGCCTCGGCGTTGGCACGGGCCCCGAAGAGCCAGAGCTCGTCGATCAGGACGAACGCCGCCTTCTTGCCCGACACGGTGTCACTGTCGGCCGCGATAACCTTCAGCAGCGCCCCGGTGATCCGATGCGTGATCTGCCGGAAATTGTCCTGCACGTGCAGAAGGTCGAGCAGGTCCGGGTCGGCTCGCACCATGTCCGCGGCCGGCTTAAACGAGTTGTTCGCGACCTCGAGCGTCGGCGCCAAAATGAGCAGCTCGGCCGAGTGCCGCCAGTTCAGGATCAGCGCGGTGACCATGATCGCCGCAGCGATCGTCGACTTCCCGTTCTTCTTGCTGATCAGCAGGAAGAATTCCGAGATATGCCGCGTTGCGATCTCGTGCTCATAGGCACCGAAGATCGCCGAAACGAAGTCGAACACCCATTGGTCGCACGCCTCGCCGAAAGTCGGCTGGCCCTGCACGTCGACCATGCGCAGCGACTTGAATACCTCAAGCGCGCGATCGGCTTCGGACTGGAACAGCGGCGGGAAGGCGATCAGGCTCTCGCCCGCGACGATCCGGCGTTCCCAGTCGACACACGACGTCGTCCAGTGCTTCACCGGTTATCCACCACCAGCTTGGGCGGCTCCCGGACGGCGAAGCGCTGGGTCGCCTTCTGGGCCGCAACCTGGCGCTCTTCCTTTTTCCCCATTTTCTTGGGTGACGGCACGCGACGATCCTGTGCACGGGCTGCCCCGGCGAGATCGAGCAGCCGGTTCTGCGCCGAGACATTTCCCTCTTTCGCCGCGGAATACCGCGCCATCAGGATCTCGGCGGTCACCTTCGCGGCCCCGCATTCCAGATCGACGGAAAAATGCTTTGCGAGCGTCGGGCCCGAAACCCCGATCGCGACAGCAATCGCATCGTGGGACATCCCACCGGCCTTAAGAACGCGGACTTTCTCGCGCTCCTCGTCGCTCGGCTTGTACGGCCGGCGCCCGGAGTTCTTGTTCCCGGCCATGGTGGAAAATCGCTCCCGGTCAAAAAAATTGCGCGCGTGACCCCCGTGCGGTTCACGCTCCCCACATGGCTGGACTTCGAAACCCCCATCCCGTCACGGTCTGGATGGCGTCGCCATTCGCCTGGCACGCTCGATGGCGGTCTTGCGGCTGTGGTGGCTTCCACATAGCGCCTGGCCGTTGGCAGGGTCGTGGAGGGCGCCGCCGTCCTGCCGCTCGACGATGTGATCGGCGAACAGGGTGTGGGCTGGCTCTGCCTTGGTGCAGCGTTCTCCCCCTTCGACCCATTCGCAGCGATGGCCGGCGCGGTCGAGCACGATGGTGCGCCAGCGGTTGTACTCGCTGCCACGTAGCTCAGGGTCGGCACGCTTCTTCGGCTGCTGTGCTGTGCGGATGTCAGCCGTTGCCACTCGGTTGCCCAGCATCTTGATCGGGACGGGGTTGCGGTATCTCAAGGCTTGCCCTTGCGCTTGCCCTTTGGCTTCACCTTGGGCGTGGCCTTGGCCTTGGCCGGCATATGGCAGGTGCCGTAGTGCCGCGCCTGGCACACCTTACACTTGGGCGCATCCATCAGGCCGGCTTCGCCCTCTTGATCGCGATCTGCAGCCGCTTCGGCAGCATGGCCACGTGCTCGAGATACACCGCCGGCAGCGCGCGGATCGGCCGCTCGGGACGGGGAACCGCGACGGTCATCGGTCAGCCTCTGACGCTAGGTCTGTTGCGTCCACGGATCAGACGGGACCGCACTTCCCTTTCCGGGGGCGCATAGCGCGGGTTTGTGGTTGCGGCGGCAGGACTTGCACCTGCGACCTTCGGGATATGAGCCCGACGAGCTGCTGCTGCTCCACGCCACTGAAACTGATGCCCGGGAGGCGAGTTTCTCAACCTACACCGAACAGCGCTGTTTATCGGGCAAAACGTGCAACGGAGTCAAAATGCGTAAAGAGTCGAACTCTCTACGGGATTTTATGCAACCCGTTCGGTAGCTGGCGCGGGCTCGGTGGAACCGATTTCGCGTTCGATGTCTTCCCTGACGCGCCGCAACTGCGCCTGATGCCCGATCTGCGTACCGCGCGGCAGGTCCGGGCGGGACAGCACGGCGAGCACTTCGCGCTCCCACTGTAGCAGGTGCTCGAGCTTGCTCACCACACCTCCAGCCCCGCGGCGTTGAGCCGCTCAGCGATCATGCCCGCCGCCTTGTCCCGCTGCCACTGCATCGTCCTGAGCGCCCACCGCTTCCGCTCGCACAGGTCCCGGGACGATTCCCCACGCAGCTCGGCGAACACCCACGCCTCGAGCTTCTCCCGGTACTCGGGAACGGACAGCAGTCGGCCGGCGAGCCACGCCGAATGCTTGTCGCCCTCGTCGTCGGTCCAGCCGGTCAGCACCATCTCCATCCGGGTCGCGGTCATCGCGGTGGAGTAGGAAGCCGTCGACCGGGCCGGGCGCAGCGTCTTGTTGATCGATTGCTGGACGAAATCGCCCTGCTCCAGCTGGTAGGCCGGCCATGCCGCCTTCAGCCGTGCCGGGCCGACGCTGCCACCCACCCGCCGCAGCATCCGGAAGGCGTCGACCAGGGCCAGCTTGACGTGCTTGAAGGTCCACAGATCGCTGTCGCCCAGGGCATAGTCCTGAACCCAGCCTTCCCGCTCGCGCTCCGCTTCCGCCTGGCGCAGTATCTCGAGCGCTTCCGACTTCATTCCGTGGTCTCCTCGTCGATGATCGCGTTGTAGAGGTCGTCCTTGATCGCGGCCGCGGCGATCCGGCGCAGCCATTCCTCGGCAGGGATCCCCATTGCCGATGCCAGCATGCCGAGCGCCTTGCGCTGGTAGGCTGTCAGCACGATCCTGATCTCGACCTCGTTCCGCTGCTTGCCGATTTTGCCAAGCTTGGCCCTCGACCACATGCGGCGGATGGTGTGCGACGTCGTGCCGTCCGCCAGCGCCTCGGCGATCTCGTGGGACTGATGCCCGCGGCCGGTGAGGAACCCGACCCGGATGGCCTTGCGGGTGTCCCATGTGGTTTCGAAGGGGCGGCGGCGGGTCAGAACGGCACCTTATCATCTTCCGGCGTCATCAGCGGTGATGGCTTTGGCGGCTCCGGGGCCTTTTGCACCTTCGGCTTGTCCGATTTCCCGGTCCACCAGATCAGCTTTTCCTTGTTGTCCCGCTCGACATAGCCGTAGGCGACCAGGCGCTTGCCGGCATCGCCCACCGACCGCTCGAACTCCTTGTTGCGCTTCTCGACCTCGTGCTCGGCGGCCGTGAACGGCCACTTGTTCCGGAGCCGCTCATTGAACAGCTTCCATGTGACGACGCGCTTGCCGTAGGGCACCCCGGTAACGGTGACTGGAGGGTCGATCCCATCAATGTCGATGGAGTCCTTCAGTGTCTGCAGGAATATGGTCTGGTTGAGCGATAGCTTGCCCTCCGCCACCAGGCTGGCCTCATCACCGTCCGGCCGGTCGACGACGCATGTCGTGATCGGCTTGCCTGTCTCGTCGGCGCCGAGCACCATCTGGCGCAAGACGAACCGCATCGGCCGTCCGCCCTCACCATCCTTGTTCTTGTCGAGCGTGGCCGTGCGGATGGACCGCCCGTTGCGGTCACGGAATGGCGATTCCTTGGTGCCCAACTCGGTCACGTTGATGACGTTGGCCACGTCGCCGGTTTGGGAGGTGTGCCCCCGGATCTCGCCCGACTTGCCCTTGTGGAGCAGGATCGGGACGGCGCAGTCGAGAGCGTCCGAAATCCGTTCCGCTCGAGCAATGATCTTGCTCATGTCCTGGCCGGCATTTTCGTTCGCTCCGGTCATGGCCTTGTTCAGCGTATCAATGATCAGCATCCGGACCGGCAGGCCGTAGTATTCCGACCAGGCCTTCCCTTCCTCGATGAGGTCGTCGGTGTCCTTGTCGTCGACGAAGAGGTTGATCTTCCGGGTCAGCATCTTGAACGGCACCTCCGCTGACGGGTCGACGCCCCTATCCAGCATCCATCCGTCCAGTCGCTTGGTGACGCCTTCTTTGCCCTCGCCTGCCTGGTAGAGCACCAGCCCGGGCTTGGTCTTCATCCCCCAGAAGTCCCGGCCGAGCGCGACGCACATGGCCATCTCCAGCACGAGGAAGGTCTTCCCCGAACCGGACGCCCCGGGCATCATCGCGACGCAGTGACGATCGAGGAAACCGTCGATCAGGTATTCGTGCTTGAGGTGCGGCAGGTGGAGCTGATCGAGCCCCACCGCGCCGAACTTTGATATCGGCGGCGCCGAGCGCCAGTCCGGCAGCCCCGCGATAATTTTCTCGAGCTGATCTGAGGTGCCGCCGAACCGATCTTTCCAGTCGGTCACGTCGAGCTTTGCGGGGAAGTCGGGGATATGCTGGGCGAAGTCCAGCACCCGGACCCGCTTGGCGATGCCCCGCAAGCTCTGGGCCCGCTTCAGGCCGCCCGATCGGCCGGCGTCGTCGTTGTCGAGCAGGATCACGACGTCGGCGTCGCGGAACAGCTCGGCATGGGCCGGTGACCAGTGCTGCGCGCCGCCGGAATTGGTGCTCGCCACCAGGCCCCAGGATTCGAGCGTCTCGACGTCCTTCTCCCCTTCGACGAGGTAGACCACCCTGCCCTCGGCGACGGCGATCTCGACTTCCGGATGCCGGTAGATCGTGTGGCCGATCCCGTCGAGGTTGTAGACGTAGTCGCTGCCGACCTTCCGGCGCTGGCGGAACGTCTTCTTGGGATTCCCGGTCTTCGGGTCGATGACGAAGCTGCCGTCGGGCAGTTCCCATTGGTACCGGATCACCTCGTAGAGCGGATTGCCGTCCCGGTCGGTGTAGCGGTAGCCCTTGACCGGCTTCATCTTGCCCTGAGGGGCGTCGTCTGGCGGGCCGGCCTCGTCGGGAGGCTCTGTCGGTGACGGGCCGGCTTCTTGCCTCTCCTGACGCGGCTGTGTGGCCGTGTGGCCCTCTCTCGGCAGGATGAAGCCCTCGGTCTGCATCCACTCGATGGCCCCCGCCTTGTCGGCCCCGGTTTCGCGGGTCACAAGATCGATGACGCCGCCGCCTTCCGCCGCCTCGTGGTCGTACCAGGCGCCCTTGGCGAGCTCGAGCGAACGGCTGCCGCCCGAGCCCCAGCGAAGACAGGTTTTCGACGACAGCGACGGGTTGGGATCGCCCCAGAAGTGCTTGGCGACCGGCTCGGCGAGGGCGGCGAAGTCGGTGTCGCTCACCCCGGGTGCCTCTTCAGCAAGCCGGCGATGAATTTCCTCGACTCGTCGGGCTCGCATGCCATCGCGCGCAGGATTCGTGCAGTGGCGTCCCAGAGCGCCTTGTCGTGCTCGTGTCGGCGACGGTTGGCCTGCACCGCGGGATCGCGCATGTCGGGATAGAATTCCTCGATGTGCTTCATTTTCCCATGTTCGCGGTCGGCCTCGACTTGGCAGGCCTCGGCCATCTCCTCGAGCGGAAACTTTTCCTTTTCAGCCAACGCGCGACCTGCGCTCGTGCGTCTCGCAATACGGCCGGCCGGCGACGGAAGGCGCGCCGCAGCAGTTGCCGATGGTCTCGTCTGTCCACAGAGGCCATTTGCAGGTGTGCGAGGTGGTGTCGACGAATGGGATCCCCACCAGCGGGTCGACGATGGTCTCAACTTTGCCGGGGCGGAACGGCACCATCTTGAGCGGCACCAACGCTTTCTGCCGTTCGAGCTTGGCCTCGGTGCGCCGCAGGATCGCCCCAGCTGCGCCGCCCGTCTTGCCGGTCGGCTTCGCGGCCTTGACGCTCAGCCTGGTGCCCGCCGGGCTTACCGCGCGGTCGGCCAGCTTCAGCTTGTGGACCTTGCCGATGACAGCGTTCTTGGTGATGCCCTGCCCCAGTTCATCGGCGATTTTCTGGGCGCTCTTGCCGGCGATCCACTGGGCCTTGAGCAGGCCCAGTTCCTCGGCGGTCCAGTTGTGACCCCGCTGCGCGACGTGATAGTTCATGGTGTTGCCCCTTCGAATTTCGATGACTCGTTGCCCCATGCCATCCACCCGGGGCGGTGCTGCCGCGAGAACAGGTCGGCGCGGCGCGCCGGCCCGAACAGCTTCTCGGCGGTCGAATAGGCGGCGTCCGGCTTCCGCGAATGCTGGCGTCGCGGCGCCTCAATGACGCCGCGAGTCCCGCGATCGAATGTCTTCGGATCGCCGACCTTGCCGATCAGGTAGAGCTCGGAACAGGACCGCAGGATGTAGCCGGTCCCCATGGCGAGCTTGCCGCTCGCGCCGCGCTTCACCCACGGACCGGACGTGACGTACTTGAAGCCCCATGCGTCCATGACCTGCATGGCGTCGCGGAGCATCGGATGCGTCGCCCAGAGCCAGAGCCAGCAATCCCCGGCCGCCAGGTGGCCGACCGGCAGGGCGGCGATGTCCGGTGTCGGCATGCAGTCGTATTGCGCCTTGGCGTTCTTGCTGTTGCCGCCCTCGGACCAGTTCTCGAACGACCATGGCGGGTCCGCCATGACGACGTCGAACCCGAACATCGGGAGATTGCCGAAGGGCCAGTTCAAGTGGTGGCTCCCAGCACGATGACTTCGATCCCGATCGCCACGGCGAGGGCGTGCTCCGCGCGGGCGCCGGAGGAATTCTGCCATCCGGGCAGAAGCGCGATCGCGTCGGCGTTCTGGCAAATCCACGAAAGGTCGGTATGCAGCGCGGCGCGGCGGTCGAAACCGTGCTCGGCGGTGGCCTGTGCGGCATCACCGGCCGGGTTGGAAATGTCCTTGCCGAACGTCTCGGTGTCGTGCTCGGCGGGGTTGAAGACCACATTGCCCGCCGCCCGCAACTCGGCCGCGGCGCGATGAAACGCCGGATAGTTGAAATGCGGGATGCCGGTCATGGGGCCAGAGAGATAGATTTTGCGGCTCATGCCTTCATCGCCTCGTAAGCCTTGAGGCGCGGGTTGCCCGCGAACAGCCGCTCCATGTTCTGCGCAGTGCCCTGCCAGGCATCGGACACCTTGTAGGTCATCCGCGTCATGTCCCGGTGCAGCCATTGCCCCGAGGGCGACATCAGTCGATAGACCGCCGCCGGTTCGGGGTCGACCTCGCCTTCAGCGTCCGGGTCGCCGACATCGAACGGTTGCTTCTGCGGCTCGCCGTACTTCCTGCGGTAGGACTCCGCGCCGTCATCCACGGCCTCAGGGCTGGCCGCCACGACGGGAGCCGGAGCCGGGGTGGGTGTTGGCGCGCGCTCGGCGGCTTGCGTCTCCTGGGTAGGGTGAGGCGCCGGTACGGCCTTGGGAAAGCTGACGCCCGCCGCGACAGCGACCGAATAGATCGCCTTGGGATTGATGTTGAGCGCCTTGGAGGCTTCCGCCGCGATCGCGTCCGGGTGTTCCGCGAGGTAGGCCCGGAGTCGCGCGGCGCGGCTGTCCGGTTTCGCCGACTTGCGGGCAAGCTCGGCCTTTTCCTCGGCCGTGAGGCGGCGGACCGTCAGGTTGCGCGAGGCGGCCACGACGTTGACGTACTGAGTCGACTCCCCGGCAACCTCGGCGATCTGTTGGGCCGTCCAGTCGGGGTGCTGGCGGATTATCTCGGCGCACACATCGGACCGGATTGGCTGCCGCTCGCGGCTCTCTTCGCGTGTATGGGCGGGGAGGTGGATCGCACATTCGTCCTGCACCTCCCCGGAGCCGTGTGACGGCTCCTGATCCGAGCTCTTTGCCTCCGCTGGCGTCGCAAAATGGGACACGGCTGAGGCCGAGTCTTCCGGGAGCGGCGTAGGAGCCTCGGGAATAGGTGCCGAGCTGTCATCGCCCTCGCGCTCGGCAGACGAGGTTTTGGCCGGGGGCGTTGTCTCCGGTGGCGATGGGGGAATGGGGGCGGCCGGAGCCAGGGCAACCCCGGCCGCGTGATCACCATTATCGCCCGAGGGGTGATCAGCCTCGGTTTGGGCCGGCTGTTGCATGTCCGGCAGCGATTTGGATTCGAGGAACGACGGCACCGGCAGCGCCGGGTCGATATCCTCGAAATGGGTGTAGACCCGGATCAACTCGTCCACGGCGGACAGCTTGCACTCGTAGCGCGCAATCCCGGCCAGCAATTGCAGGCGTTCCGCCTTCGCGGCGGCAACAATATCCACGCTCATTGTGCCCACCCATTTGCGATGATTTCTTGCATCCGCGCGGCGCTCTGGCCGGCAATGTGGTGACGGAAGTGCCACGTTCCGGGGATCTTGGACGTCTCGATGTCGACGCCGTAGAGCCGCGCCTCGACCCTCAGCGCCGAGACGGCATCCACCGTCTCGTAGCCGCTGTTGCCCTGCCTCAGCGCCTCGGCGATCTCGTCCGCGCTCGCCCCGTCCGGCCTCAGCATCAGGGCGATGACTTCACGCTTCCACAGCTTGGAAAACACGCCGTCCAGCCCGTCTTGCCATCCCTTGGAGTTGGACATGTTCACGGGCGGGACTCTGCCGGCGAGACCGCCGCGCGCCTTGGCGAAAGCCTCCGCGATCTGCTCCGGCCGGCGCCCCATCAGGCTGGCGAGGTTGCGCGGCAGCTTCCTCTCCTCGGCCAGCATCAGCAGACCGTGGAGGGTGTCCGGATCGCGGCCGCCGGTATCGGCGACGCGGCGGGTGAGGACGGCGGAGAGGTTCATGCCGCTGCCCTCTCATCCGCCAAGCCGCCCCACTGATCGGCCATGGCCTCGGCGATGCCCGAAAAGAAGCGGCTGCGCTCGCGCCAGCGGTCCGGCCCGGGCGGCATGCGATGGACCCGCTGATCCCTGCCCGCCACGACATTGGTCGGTACCAGCAAGGGCAGGTTCTTCAGCCACAGGCAGGTGCGCTTGGTTTCGCCGTGCCCGAACTGCCACGGCTGGACCGATTGGGCAGGCTCGCGGTAGCCCGCGATGCGCGCCTTGGCGTGCCGGTGCATAACCGGGTTCTCGACAGCGATGCGCTCGATGGGCGCGTTCCAGAACGCCGAGAACAGCGCGGCGCCTTCCTCGAGGTCGGCCCACATTTCGGCTTTGGTGCGTCCCGGCGGCGGCGCCGAGAGCCAGCGGACGCCGGAATTGCACAGCCGGGTGCACGGCGGATGCGCGACCATCAGCAGGTCCCAGCCGTCGCCGAGGATCCCCCGCGCGTCGCCAACGATATGGTGGTTGCTGCGATCTTCGGCCGGGAGCAGGTCGCAGGACCATGCGTCGTGCCCCAGCGCTGCGAAAGCGCGCCGCACGGTGCCAGAGAACTCGCAGGCGACGAGCACGCGAAGGGAAGTGTTCACGCCTGCCCCCGCGAAAGCCAGCGATCGGACAGGAAGCCGACGGCGACCGGACGGGGATCGGGGACGGGCCGCGATGCGCGGCGGGCCGGCGCCTCGGTGACGTAATCGAGCCCGGCCGGCTTATCGGTGCGGGTGCCGGAACGGCGAACGGCGGCAGAGGCGCGAGATTGGGCGCTGATGCGGTTCATCCGCGCACCTCGGGGGCGAAGGGAATGTCGCCGTCATCGAAGCCCGCCGGCGCGCCACTGGACGCCCCCTTGCCGGGACGGGTGCTGGTGGTGCCATAGTTGTCCTCATCCGGCGGCGGCCGCCCGCTGCCCTCGATCTTCTCCAGGCTTTCGAGCCGATGGTTGAAGCCCTGGATCACCACCTCGGTGGTGTAGTTGGTGTGGCCGTCCTTTTCCCACTTCCGGGTGCGGTTCTCGCCCTCGATGAAGACCTTCATCCCCTTCTTGAGGTGATGCTCGGCAAACCGCGCCAACGCCTCGTTGAAGACGACGATGTTGTGCCATTCCGTGCGTTCCTTGCGGTCGCCGGAGTCCTTATCTTTCCAGCTTTCCGACGTGGCGACGGAGAACGTCGCGATCGCCTTCCCGGCGCCGGTGTTGCGGATTTCCGGGTTCTTGCCGAGATTGCCGACGAGGATGGTTTTCGAGATCGAGCCGGCCATTTTAGAGCTCCACGGTTTCGCGAGCCGGGGCCCGGCGCCGCGGCGATTTGCTGAAGTTGAGGGAGAGGGCGAAGTCGGGGCTGAGATCGGCGGCCGCCTTGGCCCAGACGCACATGGCGTCGCAGCGGTCGGGCTGGGCATCCTCAGCGGCAATCCATCCGAGCTCGATTGCGCGGGCCTGGACACGCTTCTTGGCCTCGGCGCCCGGCAGGTTGCCGGCCCCGATGAATAGCTTCCGCGCGCTCTGGACGTGGATCAGCTTGGCCGAGACCGGCAGCTTGAGCTCAACGACGGCCCGGAGCACCGCCTGAAGGCCGAGCAGCCGGCCCATCGTCGCGGCGTTCGACCCGCCCGCTGGACTGGCGCTGTTGATCGGCGCCTCGATCGCAACGACGTCTGGGTTGAAGTCGCCAATCTGTTTGGTGCACCAGACGAGTGCCTTCGCCCAGACCCGCGCATCGGCCGCGCCCTTCTCGCCGAACCGCAGCGAGCCGGAAGCGGTCGGCCGCAGATCGCCGATATCGCCGAAGGCCCAGCCGGTAACGGTCGCAACGTCGAGGGCGAGGATGGCCTTCATTCGCCGTGGTCCTCTTCATCGAAGTCGTAGGTATCCAGGTCCGGCTCCTTGGGTGCTGGCAGCATTTCGGCCGGGAGGGTCGACGCGACGGCTCCAGGCAGCTGCCAAGCGTTCATCGGCCCCTTGGCGCCGGCGACTTCCCTCGTGCACGGGGTCAAGGCGTAGATCGATCCGCCCCCGTGGTAGACCGCAGGCAACAGCTTTCCCTGGAACACGGGTTCGATCTGAAGCATCTTCGTGCCGAAGCGCTCGACCTCGGCAATGCGCCCGATCAGGGTCCGGTGGCCGAGTATCTCGACAATGGCGTAATCGCCATCCGGCAGCGCGGCCGACTTGAACAGGTCCTCGACCATCAGTGCACGAGCTCGCTCAGGACGGCTTCGCCCTCGGCCTGCTCGGCGGCGTCGTCCTCTTCGGCCTGCTCACGGCGATTGGTCGCCGCGGCCTTGGCCGGCGTCTCGCCCTCCTCCGGCTTGAACCAAGAGAACTGGCCGGACATTTCCTCGAAGAGCTCGACCTCGTCCTCGGGGACGTCTTCGGTAGCCGCTTCGATCTGGCGCTCGAGCTTGCGCACCTTCAGGAGCGCGTTGAGCGAGCGCGTGGGGATCCCGAGCGACTTCGCCACCTTCTTGGCGTTCGCGATCCGCTTGGTGATCTGGCTGCACTTGCCGGCGGCCTCGGCGCGGACGGATACCTTCTCGTCTTCGAAGCCCTCGATTTCCTCGAGGACCTTCGTCATGTCCTCGTCGTGATAGCTGTTCTTTTTCTGCTCGGTCATCTCTGGTCCTCGGTTGAAGGGAGCGGCGCCGCTCAGGCGTCGAAGCTGACGACGCAGGTGTGGATGCTCGTGCCCGCGGCGGCGAACGACTGATCAGGTAGCCGCTCGAATTGACCGCCACGGTCGGCGACGAACTGGCGGAACTCGACGGAAGAGCGGTTCTCGCGGAACAGGACGCCGGCGGACATGACCGACACCAGGCGACCGCCGGGCTTCAGAAAGGTCGCCGCGTGCAGGACGTGGCGGATATCGTCCTGCCGGGCGAAGGGAGGGTTCATCACCACGCGGTCGTAAAACTCGGTGGAAGACATGCTGAGGAAGTCGTCATTGACCCGGCGCGGAAACGCCGACAGTTCCGCGTATCGCTTGGGGTCGATCTCAACGGCATAGACGTCACCGCAGGCAGCGGCGGCGGCACGGGCGATGTTGCCGACGCCTGCGCTTGGTTCCAGAACTGCCATGCCGGGTCTGATGTCGGCCCGCGCGATGATCCGAGCGACGACGTCCGGCGGGCTGTCGAACTGTCCGAAGTCCTGCTTCGTCCGGCTGTACTCGCCGGTTTCCATGATCGGGTCGAGCACGTCGGCTACGGGACCGTCGAACACGTGCGCCTTGGCACCGCGGTTCCATTTGCCGCCGATCGCCTCCAACACCTTGTTGACATCGGTATAGAGCTTGCGGTCGAGCGTCCCTTGCAGCACGAGGCGGTTCTCGGCGATCACCGCGCGGTCGAGAACTTCGAGGACGTCCTGGTTGATCTTCATCGTTGGTCCTGGTGGTTCGGAAGGAAAGCGGCGCCCGGTTGTCGCTTGGGGAGGAGCCGGGCGCCGGCGGCGCTCGCGGGCTATCCGCGCGCGGCCATGGCTCGGCGGGCGGCCCGCGCGGCCCTCGCCTTGGAATGCAAATATTTGTCGGCCCGCGGGTCTTCCCGATCGCTGTGGGTGGACACGACCTTGGCGGCGTAGGTGCGCCAGGCATGGGTGCGCGGCTTGGCGCTCACCGGGGGAGACTTCCGGGGCTTGCGCCGTCCGAGCCCATCGCGGGGCGCCGGCGCGCGATATTCGAAGGTCGGGGCGGTCTGCCCGCGAAGGGGCGGCATGGTGCCACCGATCGCCAGCATCGCGGCGCCGAGAATGGAGCCGGCAGTGCGCAGGAAGACGCTCATCTCATCGCCCTCCGTGCCGCAACTTTTTCAGCCAAAGCCGCAGCCTCAGCAGCATAATTTGAAAGATCATCATCGCCGGTGACTGCCCTCTCCAAAGCGATTCCGTGTTGAAGTGCCGCGATCTGCCGCTCGCATAGATCGAGGTATGCCGCCCGCAGCTGCTCCAGCAGCGAGCTGTCGACTTTCTTGGCGTTGCCCTTGCGGAGGTGGGAGAGGGTCCAGAACCCGATCCCGTAGTGCTGGGACAGCCGGTGCAGCGCGCCCTCGGTGTCACCCGGACCGCTCGCCTCCAGCTTCACCATGTCGCGGACAAACCCCGTCGCCCGTGCCGTGGTCATTTCTTCCCCCCAGGCAACGGAATTGCCGAAATCCGACAATCCGGAACTCGACGCGTAGCGCTACGCATGTCGCTGCAAGTTCGAATTGAAAGGCGGTGACGCATGACGAACTCCGAGACAAACAGACGCCCTCTCCGCAATGCGGACCGCGCGGGCGACGGGGTGGTTACAAACTCGAATTGCCGGCCAGGGCCGGGTATTCAGGGACGGCGCGAGGCCGCGGTAATGGGTGCGGCCGGAGCGGCAGCTTTGGACTCTGCCTCCCCGGTCGCGGACGCCAAAGTTTGCATGTCATTGGCGCAGTGGGGTGTGGGGCGAAGCGCGATCATGCTGCGCTCCGGAGGCTGGAATGGCTGAGGATGGCGGAAGGCCGCTTCGCATGACCGAACCCGAGGTCATCCACTGCCGGCACGCGGAAGGCGTCACCGTGATCGTCCGCGACGAGTTCATCCGCCTCACGGCTTGGATAGACCTCGAGGTGGTGCCCGATGGCGAACGGCCCGAACGGCGGATAATCGCCCGGCTGGCGTTGCCGAACACGGTCGCAAGAGCGCTGATCCGCGATCTGAGGCGCGCCGTGGCGCGAGGGGGACACTGATGCGGCGCGGATCATGCTGCCTCCACGGCCGGGAGGCGTCGGGCGTGAAGCTCGGCGATGTACGGCGGCAGGCGCCCTTCCACGAGTGCCATGTGGAAGGCCAGTTTCGCCGAGATGGTGAAGGACGGACCGAAGGTCTGGCCGATCGGCGTGCCTCGGGAATATCCGAGCGCATCCTTGGCCGCCTCAAGGGAACCGAACAGATGCACTGCGTCGGAACGAATCTCTTCGCTGGTCGGACTCTTCTCCGACGGCAGGAAATCCAGCCTCCCTTCGGCCGCGTCAATCAGCAGCTTCCAGACGGGGACGCAGGGATTGAACCACTCGAATCGGAGGCGAACGGGCGCCATGCAGTGGTGGAGGAACGCCTCGCCAATCCTGCCCCCTGGAACGGTGGCTATGATCTCGACGCCATAGGGGAAAAGGGTATCGATCGTGCCGCGGCGTTTCTCCGGCAGGTCGGAGTTGCCAATCTTGACCGGGCCTCCGGCAATGGCATGAAGGAAATAGATCATGCCACGGTCTCCGGCGCCGGGCCGAAGACATCCGGCCGCAACTCGTGGCGAGAAACGCCGGTCTCGCGTTCGATCGCGAGAACGAACTCAGCAGCCGCCTTGCCGGACTTCACCCAGAACGAAACCGTCTGTTGCGACGTGCCGATCCGCGTAGCCAGCTCGCGCTGGGTTTTGACTTTGGCGATGGCTTTTTCGAGGGGAGATTGTGCTTCCATGATTTGGAGGCATAACAAGGTTCTTGGTTTCGTGCAACCACTTTCGTTGTCAAGACGCCTCACAAGGCTTTTGGTAAAATCTCCCTCATGAGCGTCGCCCCGAATCCAATCGACCCCGATCGCGTCACCGAACGCCGCAAGGCTTTGGGGATGACCCAGGCCGAGCTGGCGCGCCTGATCGGGTCCAGTCAGCAGGCAATCGACATGATCGAGCGCGGCAAAGTGCGGCGGCCGAAGCGGTTGCACGAGATCGCCAAGGCCTTGGAGACGGACCCCGAGTATCTAATTGGCGGAAAAAGCAATCCATCCCCCGAGGTTGACGGGGTTGCCGGGCCGGTTCCACTATCGACCGCACGCCCGTATTACGGAGGGGTCGTACGGGCCGGGGAATTTTTACCGGTGGACGACGATTTCAATCAAGATGCCGGGGACCATTTGGTCCCGCTGGGAGTAATGCCGCATCCCGCCTACCCGCACCTGCGCCAGGGCGCCTGGCTCGTCAGCGGCGACTCCATGAACGACGTTGGCGTGCTCGACGGCATGTGGGTGGTGGGGCCCAGCTATGCCGACTGGGTTGATCAATACGGAGAGCTCGGCAACGGCAACCTCGTGGTCGTCGAGCGCACCCGCGCTGGCGGGAGCGAACGGGAGTTGACCGTCAAAGAGGTGCAGTTCGCTCGGCGCGGCATGCGCCTGGTGCCGCGCTCGACCAACCCGAAATATCAAGAATTCTTCATCCCGCTCGACGAAGAAGCCGACTCGGATACCGAGACGGTCCAGATTCTCGCGGTAGTCCTGTGGTTTGGCCGGGACATCAACCCGATGGGTCGGCGATAGCCGGGCGCCGTGGACAAGCTCGACGCGATCGGCGCGATCCTGATCTCGTCGTCGGCGATCACCGCGGCCCTGGTGGCCCAGCTGCAGGCCAAGAAGCTCCTCACCGATGACGAGGTGGTTGCGATCTACGAGCACGCATTGCTGCTGCTCGAGGAAATGCGCGGGGAATCGGCGGAGACCGAAGTGATCGACGCCGCGCGGACGATCATCGAGGAGCAGTTGAGGGGGCTGGCGTGACCGAGGAACGAGTGAGGTACTTGGTGGCCTACACGGCGGCCTATGGGAGCGAGGCCAGGTGGAACGCCATGGCGCTCGACATATACCGGGCGCTCAAAGAAGCCACCGGGGTGGCGCCAGCAACGCTGATGGGCAGCGGGAGCCGGGACGCCGGCCTATTCCAGATATCCGGCCCCGCGGACGCGCAGATCGTCTACGGCGCCATCGTGAAGCGACTCTCGGTGGGGCTGTGGGATTGGCATGCCACGGACCCAGACCGGCTCCTGGTGGTCGAGATCGCCAAGAACAACGCGGTCGCCAGCGACGCGGTGGTCCAGACGGTCGCCGGGATGAGATAGCTCGCCGAAGATTCGGCGCAGCTCCATTTCGGCTTCAGGGTCTTCCGGGAATCGGCGGTTCACCCACGTCGCGAAAGCCCGTGCCGGGCGCGCTGTTGCGCGCAGCCATGCGCCAAGGATTCGATCGCGGACTGGGGTCAAGGGCTGGGCCTCGCGCGCCCCCGTGTCGCTCGACACTGGACTCTCCGGGGATACTGGGTCAGAGCTTTTCAAAGATGAACCTTGGAGGCTGTGGAGTGCGATGGCCGGCTTAACCGATGAACTGACCGTCCCCATCCCGTGCCCGCAATGCGGTGAGGAGTCCGAGTACAGCCTCGCTCGGCTCAAGGACGATCCGGACCTGACTTGCCCCGTCTGTGGGCAGGCGTTTCACGTTGACTCGCCCGACATTGGGGACACCGCGGATCAGCTCGGCGACATCGACCGGGCATGGGACAAGCTCACCAAGGGCTGAGAGTCGCGCCGCGAGTTCGGCAATCCATCCCGCCGGACGCTGTTCAAGGCCAAGCCGAACCTCACCCATCGTCGCCCTTTCGTGATCGCCGGAGCGCCGCGCTCTCGCGCGCTCGCGTATTGCACCACTGCTGACTCTCCACCTGTTGAGAGTCTGAGGTTCTATCCTCACTGACTCAGTGCCGGGAGGAAGCGCCGTAAGGCGCGCTACCATCCGTTCGTCGAGGCCGACTGGCGTCGTCCTCTCCTCACTGATCACCCCATTATAACCCCGTACACGCGCGCAGGTCGTCGGGTCAAGCGAAAAACCAATTCGTTGGTGATTTTTCACCGCGGATTTTGTTTTCGGCTTGCGTACAACAAATTTGTTTGTTACGACCACCCCAACGAAACGGACTTCCCCGGCTTCGAAGGGACCACCGATGCCCACTCCCGCTTCACCCGAGACGACGTACCTCAACGAGCTGCGCGGCCGGCTGGCCGGCGCCTGTGCCGAAGATGCGGCGCTGATCAAGGCCCGGATCGCGGAGGTCGAAACCCGCCTGCTCTCCCTGCCCCAGCACCTTCCCCTCGCCGTCCGCGACGAGATCGCAATGTGGGAAGGCCAACTGGCGATCCACTCGGCCCGTTACGGGGCGGAAGCCGACATTGCCAGCATCAGGGCCCGCATTGCCGGCCTGATGGCGTCCGAGCCCGCTCGGAGGGTCGCATGATCACCGCCGGCTCCTACGCCCGCGTGTCGGGCTATTCCGAAATCCTGTTCGTGGTGGCGGTCGATTCCGGCCAGGCTTGGCTGAAGGACGACTACGGCAACCGCGTCACCCACCAGGTCGAGGACCTCGATACGGTCCCCGATGCCGAGGGCCGGGCGTATTTCGAGCGCTGCGCCAGCGTTGATCGGGACACGGACGATTTCGTCGCCCGCGATGCGGTCGAACACCGGAAGGTGGCGTGAGATGGCCAACGCCCCACGAGACGAAGGCGGTCACGCCTTCCCGGTCCCTGTCGCAGTCAGCACGGCTGGTGACGTCTATCCGGCCTTTAGCGGCATGTCGCAGCGCGACTGGTTCGCCGGTCAGGCGCTGGCGGGCCTTGCTGCCCACACCGGGTCAACGCCACGCGAATTGGTAGCGCAGACCGCCTACGAACTCGCCGACGCCATGCTCGCCGAGCGCGCGAAAGGCGGTGCGCAATGAGCACCCCCTTCTTCCCCCGCCATTTGCCCCGTGAGACGGTTCCTGCCATCCCGGCAGCAATCCACGCCCGGTGGACCGGCCCGGCCCCACGCGAGCCGCTACGCCGGTTTGAGCGGGCATTGCCCGACCACCGGATGACGCCGGCCGAGTTCCTGGCCATCGCATTGATCATGTTCGTCGGCGGCATCGCGATCTACCTCGCCCTGGCCGCAAGAGTGGGGGCGATCTGATGGGAACCATCGATCCGATTGCAGTCGTCAAGGAGACGCTGCTGGCCTGCCTTCCTGATGGGGTGCCGCCGTCTTTCCGGACCGTCGATAGCGCTGCGCTCGCCGGCCACGGACGCGGCCAAACCATCACGGCGACCCTGACCATGTTCGACGGCCTTCCCGCCACGGTGCGCCTCTCCCGCTGGTCGTTGGGGTGGTCCCATCAGTTCACCGAAATGCCGGGCGGCGCGGCGTCGTTCGCGGAGGGCCAGTGGAGGAGATTGCCATGAACACCACCTTCCGCCCCCTCGGTGACATCACCGAATTCGTGGTGATGAAAACCGCGTTCCTGATGGCCCTCGACGAATGGACCGGGCGCTCGGAAGACGACTTCCCGCGCAACGCGCCTCCGGTGCCCGCCGTTAAGGACGATACGTCCGACGAGTCCGCCGAATTGGCTGCAGTCTTCATCCGGCTCTGCCGGCTGCGCAGAACGTCCGACCGGCTGGCGCTGCTCGGCGCCGAGATCATCGTGCACGAGCGCCGCCTTGCGATGGCGTTGGACCTGGCCAAGGGCGAACCCGAAGAGGGCCTGACCGCCCTGCAGCCGTACAGCGAAATGATCGATGTCCTGAAGGACTGGCTCGAGGCGGTCCACGACCGGGCGTGCGAGCCATGAGACGCACCCTGCTCAACCTCGCCGCCGCCACGGCCGCGTCCGCGATCATCCTGGGCGCCTGCCTCTACGTCCTCACCACGATGCCCCTCGGCTACGTCGTCGCCATCGCGGCGTCGATCGGCCTCATCTGGCTGTCACGCTGAAAGGATTCCCGATGAACGAAGCCATCACCAACGTCGCCCTGGTCGTCGCCTCCACCCCGGCGGTCGTGTTCGCCGATCCGAAGAAGGCGGAGGAGCTGTTCGTCCACATCGAGCGCGAGATCGCCGAATTTCAGCCGGACCTCAGCACCGACAAGGGCCGGAAGGCTATCGCCTCCCTCGCCTACAAGGTGGCGCAGACCAAGACGGCAATCGACAAGGCCGGCGCCGAACTCAACGAAGAGGCGAACAAGCGGATCAACGCGGTCAACGCCGAGCGCCGCAAGTTCAAGGCCCGGCTCGAAACCCTGCAGGACCGCGCCCGCAAGCCCCTCACCGAATGGGAGGAGGCCGAAAGCAAACGGCAGCAGATCGTCGCCGGGCTGATCGCCGAGTTGAAGGCGGTCCGGGTCTCGCCGGCCGATACCGCTGCGGAGATCGCCAGCGCGGCAGAGCGGCTGTCCGCCATCACCTTCGACGAGCGAGTCTTTGCCGACCGCATCGAGGAAGTGACGGACCTGCATAAGCGGGTGCTCGGGTACCTCGGCGACGAACTGGCGAGGGCGACGAAGGCTGAGGCCGACCGGGCCGAGCTTGACCGCCTCCGGGCAGAACAGGCGGAGCGGGATCGTATCGAACAGGAAGCCGCTGCCGCCCGGCGTGCCGAAGAGCAGCGTGCTGCCGCCGCCAAGGCGGAGGAAGAGCGCGCCGCCCGCGCCGCCGAGGAAGAACAGGCCCGTATCGCCAAGGCCGCCGAGGACGCCCGCCGCGAGGCGGAGCGCGAGGCCGCCGCCGCCCGCGAGCGTGAGCAGCGCGAGCATCAGGAAGCCCTCGCCAAGGCCGAGCGCGAGAAGCAGGCGCTGATCGCCGAGCAGGATCGCAAGGACCGGGAGCGCGAAGCCGAGACGAAGCGGGTCGCCGAGGAAGACGCCAAGCGCGCTGCCGACAAGCAGCACCGGACGGAAGTTATGGCGGCCGCTGCCGGCGCGATGATGGACGCGGTTCACATCAGCAAGCCCAACGCCGACAAGCTGGTGCTGGCGATCCTCGCCGGCCAGATCCCCAACGTCACGCTGAGGTTCTGATTATGGACCATGTGAAGGGCCCCTACCGCGCCGTCGGCTCGGCGATCTACGCAGACGCGCCCCAGCCCGTCGACCCGGCTCGGTTCCGCGGCTTCCTAGAGCCTGAGCTCGGCCGCGGCTACCTCATCGCCGAGAGCATCCCGCATGTCCCGACGCGCGATCTGTTGGCCGCGGCCCCCGAGCTTCTGGACGCCTGCGAGCGCGCCGAGTGGTGGCTCGATACCGTCCCTGAGGGTCACGCCATGCGCGATGTCCTTCGGGCCGCGATCCTCAAAGCGAAAGGGAAATCCTGATGGACATCCGCAAGATCGAAGACGGCGAGATCATCAGCGAGCCGGGGTGCTACGACGTCTCCATCGGGTGGTACCACCAGCAATGTACCGACGGCCCGTCGATCAGCAGCTCGGGCATCCGGGCGATCCTGAAGAGCCCGGCGCAGTTCTGGCGCACGTCCGCCTTGAACCCGAACCGTGTCGATGAAGACGACAAAGAGGCCTTCATCCTCGGCCGCGCCGCGCACCATCTTCTGCTCGGCGAAAAAGAGTTCGGCCAGCACTTCGTGGTGCGGCCAGAGGAGGCCCCGGACGGCCGGGCGTGGAACGGCAACAACCTGTCCTGCAAGGCGTGGATCGCCGACCAAGAGGCCAAGGGCCGCACGGTCCTGACGCCTATCCAGATCGAGAAGATCAAGGGTATGGCCGGCCTGCTGCCGTGGCAGAAGGGCATGACCAACTGCGGCCTGGCGAACACGCCGCTGGTGGCCAACGGAGCCCTCTCCGGGGAGATCGAGCGGTCCCTGATCTTCAAGATCGGGAACATCTGGGTCAAGGCCCGACCGGATGCGATCCCCGGCGACAGCAACGACTTCGCGGACCTGAAGACGATCAGCCCGAAGAGCGCGGCAGGCGTCGACGATCGGGCGCTGGCGATGGCCGTCGGCGACCGGGCCTATCACGTCCAAGGCAGTGTCATCGGCATGGCGGCGAAAGCCGTGCTCGGGCGGCAGATGGAGGGATTCCATCTGGTGTTCGTCGACACCGGCGACGTTCACGCGGTCTCCGTTAAGACGATCGCCGAAGAGGACATCGTTCGCGGCGAGCGCGCGGTCTACGCGGCGCTGAAGGTATTCGAGCGCTGCCTCGAAACCGGCATCTGGCCCGGCCCGACCGCCCGGCAGGCCGATGCCCAGAAGCTCACCCTGCCGCCGTGGGCGCAGGAGAGCTTCGACCGAAACCTCGACATCCTCGAACAGGAGTACGCCGCTTGAACCAGCCCCTCACCAAGATCGAGGCAATCGAGAGCCGGATCGATACCAACCGGGTTTCCGGTACCAGCCTTAGTTCTGAGGCCGGCGGCCTCGCTTTCACCAACGTCACCGAGGCGATGGAATTCGCCAAGCTGATGGCCGTTTCCGACATCGGCGTCCGCAAGCACCTTCGGGGCAACCCCGGCGCCTGTCTCGGCGTGGTGGTGCAGGCGGTCGAATGGGGTTTGTCCCCCTACCAGGTCGCGAACCGCAGCTATCTCGTCAACGATCAGTTGGCCTACGAAAGCGCCCTGATCCAGGCGGTGATCCTGAAGCGGGCGCCGATCAAGGGACGAATCCGCTTCGCCTACGAGGGCGAGGGCGATCAGCGGGTGTGCATCGCCAGCGCGGTCGACCTTGACGGCGACACGGTCGAATATCGATCGCCCGCCCTCGGCAAGATCACGCCGAAGAACTCGCCGCTGTGGAAGAACGACCCCGACCAGCAGCTGGCCTACTACAGCGGGCGCTCGCTCTGCCGCCGGCACTTCCCCGACGTGCTCCTCGGAATCTACGACCGCGATGAGCTCGACGGCGCCGAGCCGATGCGCGACGTCACGCCGAAGTCCTCCGGCCTCGCCGCGCGCCTCAAGGGCGAGCCGCAGGGCGGCTTCAACCCGGCGGGTGTAGCCGAGGCGCTAGGGGGCGGCGAGGCCAGCCGCGACGCAACTGACGAGCCGGCAGACCCTGTCGACGACAAGCCGGCCCAGCACGATCCCGAGATGGAGCGCGCCGGCGCCCAAGCCGCAATCGACGGCGAGGCGCGGGAGGCGCCGGAGGAACTGTCGGACGCCGACCGGGCGGCATGGCTCAGCGGGTATGACGCGGTCAGGGCCGGGCAGGAAGGCGGCGAGTGATGACGCTCGCACCTCCCGCGGACCAAGCGAAGATCGCGCGGCTCGTCGACTTCGAAACGACGGGGCTCCCCGAAGATCCCGCAGCGGCGATCTGCGAGGCGGCGCGCCTCGACATTGACCTCGGCGCTCCGGACTTCCCGATCCTTACCGGCTCGGCGTGGTCCTCGCTGATCAACCCCGGTATCCCGATTCCGCCCGAGACGATGGCGGTCCATCACATCACCGACGAGGACGTCGCCGGCGCGCCGGATCGGCTGTTTGCCTACCAGGCCCTCGCTGCCGGGCTGGCCGAGAGCGACGTCTACGTCGCCCACAACGCCAAGTTCGAGCAGCACTTCTACTCGAAACGCCCCCAACGATGGGTAGACACGTACAAGTGCGCCCTTCGCGCGTGGCCCGAGGCGCCCAGCCATTCGAACCAGGTGCTCCGGTATTGGCTGAAGCTTGGCGTCGACCGCCGGCTCGCTGATCCCGCCCACCGGGCCCTGCCCGATTGCTTCGTCACCGCTGAAATCCTGCGGCGGCTCCTGTCCATGCGACCGCTTGAGCGGCTGATCGAGATCAGCGGACAACCGACGATTCTCCCGCGATGCACGATCGGCGAGCACCGCGGCAAGCCGTGGGCCGACGTGCCGATCGGCTTCCTGAAATGGATGGCCGACAAGGACTCGATGGACGCCGACCTGAAGCACAACGCCAAGCGCGAGATCAAGCGGCGGGAGAAAGCAGCATGACCGAGGCCCCCGTCCTCACCATGGCCTGCCGCCGGTGTGCCCGCACGGCCTCAGCACCCTGCCCCGATCTACGCGATCTGCCGGCGGCAACCGCCCGGCTCGACGGCTGGGGCTGGGACGAGCGCGGCTTTGTCCGCTGCCCGGGATGCATGGGGGCGGCCGAGCCCGCGCCGGATCAGGGGAGATTGTTCTGATGCCCATCATCGATTTCGCCTGTAACGATCCGGACAACGGCATGTTTGCCGGCGAGGTCTGGTGCGCCTCGGTTACGAAGAGCGGCGTCGGCTGCGATCTTGAGACCGATTTCGGCCGGCCATTCACCTTCAGCGAGCTGCCCGGCGCGATCCGGCTGCATCGCCGGGTCTTCAAGATCACCGGCTCCAAGGAGTGGGTGGGCAACTGGTGCTGGAACAGCTACCGGCTCGAATACCCTGAATACAAGCGGCTGCTGATCACGATGGCCGAGCACGGCTGGCGGTGCACTGGCGGCCTGACCCGGTGGACTAATGCCTTCGATGCGCTCTCGGAACGCCGGAGGGCCGCATGATGGAATGGAGTCCGCAACAGGACCAGGCCCTCCGCGCCGTCTCGGCGTGGCTCAGGGATCCCCATGGCGCCCAAATCTTCCGCCTATTCGGCTGGGCCGGCACCGGCAAGTCGACCTTGGCCGTCCACCTCGCGAAGGATGCCGGCAAGGTCGTGTTCGCCGCCTTCACCGGCAAGGCTGCCCTGGTCATGCGCAAGCGAGGCTGCGCCGGTGCCAGCACCATCCACTCCCTGATCTATGTCCTGGTCGAGGAGCGGGGCGGTGAGCCCAAGTTCGAGCTGAACCGGGACTCGGAGATCGTCGATGCCGACCTGGTGGTGATCGATGAGGTCTCGATGGTGGGCGCAGAACTGGCGCGCGACCTCCTATCCTTCGGCAAGAAGGTGCTGGTGCTCGGCGATCCGTTCCAGCTGCCGCCGGTCAAGGACGCCGGCTTCTTCACCGAAGTGGAGCCGGACATCATGCTGACCGAGATTCACCGCCAGGCCGCCGACAACCCGATCATCAGGATGTCCATGGATATCCGGGAGGGCCGCGGGCTCGACTACGGCTCATACGGCGAGAGCAAAGTGATCCGCGCCGGCGAGGTCGACCGGGGCGAGGTGCTCGGCGCCGATCAAATCCTCTGCGGCCGGAACGCGACCCGGATTGTCTACAACGACCGAGTCCGGGCGCTGAAGAGCCTGCCGGAGCGCCGGCCTGTACCGGACGATCGGCTGGTCTGCCTCAGGAACAACCGGCAGAAGAACCTGCTCAACGGGCAGCTGTGGACCGTCAAGGACGTCATCCCCAAGGGCCGCGGCGGCATCGAAATGCTGCTCGCGCCGGAGGATGCCGGCGCCCGCACGGCAGATGCCTTGGTCTTCACCCACGAGAAGTGGTTTCAGGGCCGGGAGGAGGAATTCGAGTGGGCGGAACGGCGCCGCTATGACGAGTTCTATTTCGGCTACGCGCTGACGGTCCACAAGTCTCAGGGAAGCCAGTGGGACGCGGTCTATCTGTTCGATGAGAGCAACGCCTTTCGGGATGACCGGGACCGGCACCTTTACACGGCTGTGACGCGGGCCGCCGAGCGCATCACGGTGGTCGCATGAACGCGCTTGCCGTCGCCATCGTGCTCCTCGTGCTCGCGGCCGCCTTGGTCGCGGCGCTCCTCAACGACCGGCGCCCGACCGACGACTCCGAGCCGGATTGGGAGGATGGGGAATGAACCTGCCGTTCCGCAAACCACCGGCCCGGATCGTGATCGAGGCCGACAAGCTCGCCGCCGTGAAGTCCGACATGGAACTGGCGCTGATGTTGATCGCGTCCGGGCGCGCGGCCATAGCCTTCGACGTGCTGGTGGTCGGATACGGTCTGCTTGCCGGGGAAGATGCCGCATTGGATCTCCGCCGGCGGGCGCACCGGGACGGGATAGCGATCGTGGGGAGGGCGGCATGAACGTCCCCACCAACTTCCGCGAAGAGGCCATCCGGTCGAACAAGGTTCTTCGGAGCGCCAAGGGCCAGCCGTGCGCCGCGCGGTTTCCCGGCATCTGCTGTGGCGACGACGCAACGACCGTTTGGGCGCACCTGAACGGCTCGCAGTTTGGCAAAGGCGCGATGATCAAGGCGCACGACATTCTCGGCTTCCACGCCTGTTTCGCGTGCCACGCCTATTACGATGTCGGGCACGGAACGCGGCCGATCCTCAGCAGCGAACAGCTCCTCGAATACGTCCTCGGGGCGGTGTGCGAGACGTACGTCCGCCTGGTGCGGGCGAAGATCATCATCGTCCCGCTCGACCCCGAGCGCCTGTCTCACGACAAGCCCGTACCGCCGCGCAAGCCCGCGTCTGAGCGCGCCAAGGTCGGCGGCAAGAGCCAGTGGCCGGAACAGTCTCGTCCGATCCGGTCCCGCAACGATCTGCGCCGCAAGCGCCAAACCGAGGAACAGACGTGACGGCACCCACCCTCAAGATTGGAGAGACGGTATGACGCATCCGATCCCGGATGAAGCCTTGGATTCCGACATCGCCATCCTGGGTAGGAAGGGCGGCGGCAAGACCTACACCTCCAAGGGGATAGTCGAGAGGCTCCTCGACATGGGTCGCCGGGTGCTGGTGCT